AGAGCATTTACACTAGCTTGATTTTCAAGTTGTGTTGTTTGAAGTAATATATCTCTTTGTGTTTGGCTTTCTGCTAATTGATTAGCATATTTACTATCTAAGATAGAATTTTGTATTCCCATGTTTCCTGTTAATACATCACTTCTTAAATTACAAATATTAGTTGCATTATCTGCGAATCCATTTGAAATTAGATTGTTAGTGTTTTGGAATCCATTGTTTACATCTCTTTGAGTAAATTCACTAGAAATATAATCAGTAGTAGCAACATTGTTCCATCCATTGCCACCAAAACCACCCCATCCATTATTACCGAATAAAAGTGCTAACAATACTAATGCCCAAATTCCATCTCCACCGAAGAAGCCATTATTACCATATCCATTTCCATACATTACAGGGTAAGGATAAGTGTTATTTGTAGCTAGATCTACAGTTGGAACTATTCCATTATTTCCGTTCATTATTTCCCTCCTTTCTTAATTTTTTATATCAACACTATCTTGTGTTAATACCACTTTTGACTTGGTTAATTAATTCAGGAGAAATCCCCATTTTTTCTGCCTGTGAATAAAAACTATTCATTTGTTCAGGTGTATATTTACTTGTCACTTGTTTGAACATTTCCATTGGATTGTTTTGGTTTTGCCTTGCTTGTTCTATCATTTGAAACATTTGAGGGTTCTTCGCTTTTAATTGGTTCATCAACATTTGAAACATTTGTCCTTGCATAATTATTTATTCCTTTCTTTAATTCCTCTATTTGAGCCTTTAAATAGGCTATTTCAACGTCTTTTTCGTCTTGTGGAACAATTTCCTTTAGCTCGTATGTTTTTATCTCTCCTTTGGTGTTTTTTACCCATAAAACTGACATATCTCGACTAAAGTAAGGTGTATCTCCGATAACCATATCTCTTTGAACTTCATCGATCGTGTTTGCGTACCTTATTACTTCTCTATTAGTAGGAGCTATTTGAAAGTTTTGAGTTAAGTTAGTTGGTTGTGCCATAGGTGGTTGTTGTAAATTTGCTTTCATTTTCTCCAATTCTGCTATTTGTGTATTTATTCTGTCTAAACTAGCTTGTGGATTATAATTAAATGGTGTTCCGTACATAATTCCTCCAATAAAAAAAGAGGCAACCATAATTATCGTTTTAAAATAATCGGTATTGCCTCCTTCTGATTTCACTATACAAATATCTATGTAGGACAAATTTATACAAAATAAAAAACACTCATTTATTGAGTGCTTTTATATCATCATTTACTCTACTTGTTATCTTTCTTATACCTGCTTCGGTGTAATTATATTTCCTTCCTAAGAATATTGCATTTTGCTTTTCAATAAAGAAATCATAACATATTTTATATTTATGACTATCTTTATCTACTACTTTTAAAATGCTTTTATCAAATTCTTCTAAAGGCATTCCTTTATAAAGAGGTTTATATGTTTGTTTGACTAACTTTGATGTTACATAAGATAAACCAACTCCGAGCATTATTGGTATTAGAATACTTATTCCTATAGGTGTTGTAATTCTATTCAATACATAATATGTAGCATTGGATAGAACAAAACATTGTAACATACTCTTTAAATGAAATGCTTTTCCAAAGACTCTCTTTGTTATCCAAAAAGAAGCCATTATGAATATACATTCTATTATCGTATCATTCATTTTAGCAACAAATAATACTACTAATACTGTAAATACATTCCAAAATAAACTAAGTATAAAATAAATAATGAATGTCGCTTTTTCTTGCTTATCTAACTTTTTAAAATTAGAATAATTTCTTTGCAAGTTTTTTAGCGAATCTAACAAGTTTTTCTTCATCTGCAAAAATGAACCAACTTCCACCTGGAATCCATCCGTCCATGCTTTTATTCCTCCTTTCAAAATAAACAATTTATATATTATTAATATCATCAAAAAATAATCTAAATTTAAAATAAGATTAGCAATTGGATTTCTTACGTATATTATAGAATATCTAAATCTTGTAATTGTAGATATTGCTTCTATTAAAATAAATAGTAAGATCACACAAAAGAATCTCTTTATATTAAAATTTTGTTTGTTTATTTTGCAATAAATATAAATAGTAACTAAATAATATGTTATATCTGCTATCATTGAAAAATTACCAAATAAATTTATTTTAAAAGCTTCTAACAATAAAGAAAATGGAAGTAGCGATATACAATAAGGTAATACGTCTTTTACTTTTCTTTTACTAATTAATGCCATCATCATTATTTGATAATAGAATAACTGTGCCATGAAGAAAAGATTATTGTATATAATATTTTTAGTAATAATGTTAGATGCTTTTATAATAATAGGATTATTAATATCTAAACCAAAATAATCAAATCCTACTATCTTCAGTATAAACACTACTATCAATAAAAATAGATACACTCGCAAACTTGCCGACAAATATTTGTCATAATCTTTGAACATAAAACACCTCCCTTCTAAACAAAAAAAGAAGTTTATTCAACTCCTTTTTCTTTTGCTTTTATTATACTACATTTTTTAACTATTTTATAAAATTTAATAAAATTCCTATCAAACCTGTTAATACTGCTCCTATTGTAGTCCTAAACAACCATTTATTATTATCTTCTATTTTGTCTAATCTTTTTTTATTTTCTTGTGCTATATTATATGCTTCACTAGCCTTGCTTTCTACACCCTCGAAATCTCTAAGCATTGTTTCGATTTTTGTAAGTCTTGATATTACTTCTATTTCAAACTTTTTATCTTCTTTCATATTTTACCTCTTTTATTTTTCTTTTATTTCTATTGCTTCTATTATTAAACATTGTCCAACACTTCTAAACTTCATATAAGAATGTACTAAATACCCAAATAGCATGACCGTTTAATATTAATTTTGCCGAATTACTTGGTATATCTATTTCTTGTACTTCATAAATATTGTCATTCTTAACATAACTATATCCACCTACTATTATATCATCTTGCCCCTCTGTGTTGCCACCCATGTCTACTTCTTTCCAATCGTCAAGTGGAATCCAATGATAATCTTTTGCTTTTTCATTGTAGTAGTTTCTATATGACACTCCTGTTAGTTTTGTATTTCCAAATAAATTAGTTCCTCGTTTGATTATTTCGGCTTTGAATACTCCGTCAAATCTTACTTTAGAGCCTTTGTGTAGGATCTGATCTACCTTTTCTCCTTCTTCTACAGGAATTTGTGATAGATACTTCCAATCTCCACCCATACCATAAATAATATTAGTATTATCTACAAAGTAACAACCGTCTGTATCTGTTTCATCAGGAAAACAATAAATACCATACTTATTTTTTTGCCAATTAGAAAAGTCGTACTTGTGTTGTGCTATTTCTATATGACAATGTATTCCTGTTACTTTTCCACCATTTCCTGCTTTATTTCCCATGTTGCCTAGTTGTTCTCCCTGTATTACTATCTGACCTGGAATAGCATCAAAAGTGCTATCGTGAGCCGTTACAAAAGTAGCATACGAAATATTTCCATTTGCGAAGCGAACTTTTTCAAGCGACTGCCACATCCCTTCTCCGTTGGCTTTATCACACCATATTAATTTACAGTCACATGGTGCGTAATAAGGATATTTAACTCCTGCATAAGCTCCTCTGACATCATTTGCTCCTGTTCCTCTATGTGTTCCCATATTAGAACCTTGAGTTATATACATATCTGTAAAAGGACACAAGAAATCTTGTATTCCTCCTCTAATTGATTTTTGACCTTTTAACATATTATTCGCCTCCTGTTGATGTTGTTAATGTAGCTAATACTGTGTTAACTAAATCATCAACATATTTTTTAGTTACAAATTGATTAGGAGTTGTTGGAGTCAAAGAGCTTTCAGGTAAAACACTATTGAATGTTTTTTTGCCTGTTATTGTTTGAGCATCATATAAAGTTACTGCAGTTGATACATTTGCTAAATTATAAGAACTAATTGTTCCATAATAATCATTTTGAGCAACTCCAACATATATATATTCATTAGAGCCTGCTTCTGTTAATATATCTCTTCCCATCATATAATATGGTACTACTTTTGAAGATCCTGAGCCATGATTTTTCCCTACTATTAATGTAAGTCCTCCACTTCCAACTTCTTTTTTGAATCTTTCGCTATATCTTAAATATACATGAGGTTCTACTAAATAAACTCCTTGTTCAAGATCATAAATGTTTGTATCAGTTGTAATTGTTTCTAATCCACCACTAATGCTAATATCTCCAACACCTACAATGCTTTCATTATTTATTGTTTTAAAATCATTAGAACCTAAATAGCCACTATCATTTGTTAATTCACTTGTTTTAGTAGGAAGATCTGTTAATAAAGCATATTGACTCAAATCTTGTGTTGCTCCTGGTTCTCCTTTGTCGCCTTTGTCGCCTTTGTCGCCTTTGTCGCCTTTTTCGCCTTGAATTCCTTGTTCTCCGTCATATATTTCTACACTTTTTGTAGAACCATCCCATCTTTTTATTGTTACAGTTGAAATATTATCTGTTTTTTCTACATTTACGTCTACTTCACTAACAATTTCAAAATTTTCTCTTTCAAGATTTATTTCTTTCTCTATAACTTCTTTTTCCATAATTTATAATATCCTTTCATCACTAGCAAAAGTTATTTCTTCATCAACTATAAACTCTCCTCTAGTTGTTGTTTTATTGTTATCTT